AGTATGGATACCTAGCAATAGAAAATGGTCAGAAGATTTATTAGAAGAACTATTACGTTTTCCAAATGCAGCACATGATGACCAGGTTGATGCAATGACAATGGCAATACACTATATGAAAGAGTCCTGGCACCTTGAGCATCCTGAAGACCCAGAGTGGGATGACCCACCTATGAAAAAAAAGGTTGCATACTGGCGAACTTAATGTTATAATAACAATTAATAGGGGAAATTATGACAGGACTATCTACATTAGTAAAAACAGGATTGAAAAGAATTTCTAAAAAACCAGTTGAAAGAACTAGGTTTGAAACATTTAATCCAACAGACAAATCTCGTATTAATCCAACACAAATAGAAGAAGGTTTAATAGACCCAAAAGAACTTAAAACTATAAAAGGTGAAATGGGTGAAATAAGAGGAGAACATAGAAATATAAAAGGTAAAGATTGGGAACTTTTTAAAGAAGATATTAAACAAAGAGGTGTTATAAAACCTATTCATTTAAATGTTGACCCAGGTAAAGGTGTTAGAGTATCAGAAGGTAATCATAGATTAGATGCTGCTTTAGAAGTAGGTTTAGAAAAAATACCTTTTACAAGAAGTTCATTTGGAAAAGCAGAAAAAGAATATTTAAATCCAGATGGAACAATTAAAAGAAAATCTAATGTAGATAAACAATTAGATAATATAGAAGAAGTAAATGAAAATTTAGACCCTTTAACTGCTTTAAATAGAACAAAGCAAGATGTTGATATATGGAAAGCTGAAACAAAAGTTGAAAATCAATTATCAAAAGAAGCAAAAAAAGAACAAGAAAAATTAAAAACTGCCTTACAAAAAAATGCTAAAGATTTATATGAAGGAAAAATAAGTAGAGAACAATTTTTAGAAACAAGAGATAAATTAGCTCCTACTAAAGTTTATGCTAGTGCTCCTGAACCTTATACTCCTTTTGAAGTATTAGCTTCATTAAAAGAAAATCAAGCTTTAAAGTATGGACTAACTGGAGTTAATAAAAATTTAAAACAAGGTGAACCTGTTACAACTAGATTTGATATTAATGCATATCAAGATTATGGTGTATATGTTGCAACTATTACTAAAAAAATATATAATGCTATTAAAAAGAAAGCAGTAAATAGTGTTCATAGTTATTCTCCAACTGCTTATTTAAAAGATGCATCATTTGATTTTTATCCAGATACTGCATTTGGAATAGCAAGAGGAAAAACAAAAACTCCTTTTGCTACAATAAAAGGTAAGTGGCAAAATAAAACTCCTCAATCTATTAAACAGTTAGCTGATAGTATTATTGGTAGTGAAGAATGGACAGAGGTTGGTTTTAATCCTGCAGTACGAACTTCTTTTTATAATAGACTTACTGGAGAACCTGTTTTTAATGCAGATGAAATAATTCAAATAGGTCCTATGATATTAGCTAAAAATGTTAAAAAACCTACAAAAGAACAATTAGAAAAATTTAAAATTAAAATAGCAAGTGGTGAAAAAATACAAGCATTTAATAAAGGGGGAATGATAATGCGTAATGATAACTATAACACACAGAGAGCAATATAATGGCAATAGAAAAAAATCCATTTGATAAGATAGAGGAAACTATATCAAATGTAGTACAACTTCCAGAACAAATTAAAGAAGCAGCAAATGCACCAACTATAGAACCAGATGAAGATGGGGGAGTTACTGTAGATTTTACTGAAGTTAATATAGAAATGGAACCTGAAAGTGAAATGAAAGAATGGTATGGTAACATTGCTAATAATTTAGATGATGACAGTTTAATAGAAATAGCAGAAGATGTAATTAATAATTACACAGCAGACAAAGATTCCAGAGCTGAATGGGAATCTATGTTTGAAAGAGGATTTGATTTATTAGGATTAAAAATAGAAGATACATCAGAACCTTTTGAAGGTGCATGCACAGCAGTACATCCTATGTTAATTGAATCAGCAGTTAAGTTTCAATCAAAAGCTATACAGGAAATGTTTCCTGCAAATGGTCCAGTTAAAACGCAGATATTAGGAAAGGTAACTCCTGAAAGAGAACTACAATCTAATAGAGTAAAAGATTTTATGAACTATCAAGTAACAGAACAGATGCCTGAATACTTTGATGAGTTTGAAAGAATGTTATTTCATTTACCTTTAATAGGTTCTGCATTTAAAAAAGTTTATTATGATGCTAATTTAAAAAGACCAGTATCAGAGTTTGTTCCTATAGACCAGTTTTATGTTTCTTATTATTCTTCTAATTTAAATAAAGCAGATAGATATACCCATGTTATTTATAGAAGTCCTGTAGATTTAGCAAAAGATATGCGTACAGGTATTTATGATGAAATAGATTTACCTGAAGCTACAAATCCTAATGCTACATCTTTTTCAGAAAAAATGGATACAATATTAGGATTATCTCCTACAGAAAGTAGTGACCCACAATATACATTATTAGAACAACATTGTTATCTTGAAATAGATGAAGAGTATGCTCTTCCCTACATTGTTACTGTGGAAGAGCAATCCAGAACTGTTTTAAGTATTAGAAGAAACTATAAGAAAGAAGATAAACAACAACAAAAGATTTCCCATTTTGTCCACTACAGATTTGTTCCTGGATTTGGATTTTATGGGTTTGGCTTGATGCACTTTCTAGGCAACTTAACCATGACTGCAACAGCAGCTATGAGAAGTCTAGTAGACGCAGGTCAATTTGCAAACCTACCAGGAGGATTTAAAGCAAAAGGTGTACGACTTGTTGGAGACAATGAACCAATAAGTCCTGGTGAATTTAAAGAAATCGAAGCAACTGGAGTAGATTTAAGCAAGGCAATTATTCCTCTCCCCTATAAAGAGCCTTCCAATACTCTCTTTCAAATGCTAGGTTTCGTTACAGCAGCAGGTCAGAAGTTTGCTGATAGCACAGAACAGATTGTTTCTGATGCAGCATCTTATGGTCCTGTTGGAACCACTATGGCTTTATTAGAAGCTTCTAGTAAATTTTTCTCAGCTATACATAAACGATTGCATAAATCACAAAGAGAAGAATTTAAAATTCTTGCTCGTATAGATTCAGAATATTTACCTATGAAGTATCCTTATGAAGTACCTTATGCTGAACAAAATGTGTTTAAGAAAGATTTTGATGGAAGGGTTGATGTAATCCCTGTCTCAGACCCTAACATTCCTTCTAATGCACATAGGATGATGTTAGCCCAAATGGCTCTCCAAATGGCACAACAATCCCCTCCTGGTATGTTTAATATAGAAGCATTAAATAGAACAATATTAAATGCTGCTAATATGCCTAATATAGAACAGATATTACCACCTAAACAAGAACCACAACAGATGGACCCAATATCAGATATTATGGCAGCAACAAAAGGTATTCCAATAAAAGCATTTGAAGGTCAGAATCATGATGCTCATATTCAAACAAAGATGGCATATTTACAAGACCCACAAAATGGTGCTAATCCTATTATGGCTAGAGTAAAACCAATATTAGAAGCTAATATACAAGAACATTCTATTATGAAATATCAAGAACAAGTTAATGGTATTACAAGAATGGGACTAGAACAACTACCACCAGAACAAGCACAGGTAGCTTCAATAGCAGAGATGGCTATGGCTCAAGCAGCACAGCAAGTATTAAATGCTAATCAAGCTATGGGTCAAGCACAATCACCTGAACAACAATTAGTTGCATTAAAGCAAGCTGAAGTAGGATTAAAAGAAAAAGAATTAAAAATGGAAGAAGCAAAATTAAATGTTGAATCTTCATTAGATGCTCAAAAGCTACAACTTGAAGAAGCTAAATTAATGAAGGATGCAGGAGTTGCAGGACAGTCTGCTATGATGAAAAAAGAAAAAGCTGACCTTGATAGACAAAGTAAAGAAACAATGAAGCTATTAGATTTATTAGCAAAGTCAGAAATAGCAGAACAAAAAACACAAATAGATTTAGAAAAAATACGAGCACAATCTTTAGAAAAAGTTATGAATATGGAAAATTTAGATGATAGACAAAGAAGTATGAAACTATTAGATGTAATGTCTAAAGCTATTATGCAAGATGCTCAACAAGAAAAGAAATAACTAGGGATATTTTATGCCTGTCGACTGCCCTAGCAGACATGCCAAGACGATAGGTTAATTTTATTTAAGGAGAATAAATTATGGCAAACACAACTTTTAGTGGTCCACTTAGGTCAGAAGGTGGATTTAAATCAATAGATAAAGATTCATCAACAGGAGCAATAACAGAAAATATTACTTATGGTAATAAAGGAGAAGTTGTTACACCTGTTGTATTAGCTGATGGTGATATTACTATTGTAAATACAACTCATGGTGGTAGAATTAATTTAGTACCAGATGGTGGACAGGATAATACATATACTCTTCCTGCACCAGAAGCAGGTGTATCTTATAGATTTGTTTATGGTGGTGGTGCTACTGATGCTACTGATGCAATATTTATAACACCAGGAAATTCAAATTTCTATAAAGGTAGTATTACACATTTAGATACTAATGCTGATAATGCTATTGTATACTCAAATGGTAGTTCAAATAGTAGTTTACAATTAAATGTACCTGCAGCTTTTGAAGTTGTATTTATTGGTCTTGATAGTACAAACTATCAAGTCTTTGGAACTGTAACTTCAACTACTGCA